GTGCGCGCGCATAAAGGCCCGGAGCCGCTCGTCGTCCCAGATACCCCAGAGGTCGCCGAATAGACGCTCGCGATCGTAGATCCAAGTGAGTGCGCGGTCGCCGAGCTCACGCGGCAGCACGAGCAGTTGCGAAAACTGCAGGTGACGCGTGCTTGCCCATCGCAAACCCTGCGCGTGCGCGAGCTCGACCTGGTCGCGCGGCAGCCAGCCCGCTATCGGAGAGCTCGGCCGCGCAGCGACGAGCGTCTCGAGCGTCGCCCGTAGGTCGGAGCACACGGCGATGTCGTCGGCGAGGATCGCGATATGCGTCGCGCGCGGCTCATTCATGGCGCACGTGAGCCAAGTCGCTTTCCAGTTGTACCAACATCCGCGGCGATGGATGTCGACGCGCACTGTCACGGGACCGCGGATGCGCTCGGCGAGCCGCTCACAGAGCGCGGCGCGTTCTCGGATCGTCATGATGCCGATGGCCATCGTTACCATTGGAACGCTACCTCGAGTCCGCTTTCGTGCGTGCTCTCGGCGCCCCACCATACGACCGCGGTGCTCTGCGCCCAGAGGATCCACGCGAGATAATGGACGCCGATCGGCGATTGCAGGCTGTATTGACCCACTGCCGTAACGGCGTCGTTGGTGTTCGTCACGAGCACTCGCGTCCGTGTGCCGCTCGGCGTGGATACCGTGTCGTATCCGAGGCCCGTGACTGCGGCGAAGGTTTTCGACTGCACCGCAGCGAACGCTTGTGCGCGTGTCCATGTTCCCGGCACGCCCTGGACATACTCGAAGCGGGAGTTAGAGCCGTTTGCCCCGACCCATGTATTAGCGGTCGGATGCGTGAAGGTTTCCGGTGTCCAACTGCGTCGGTATCGGAACGACGCGGTGATCTGATTGTCGATGTTCCAGAGATCACACTTCGCGGGCGTGGTGTCGGTGGCGTTTGTCTGCAGATGATAGGTCGTCGCGCTGCGCGGTCGACACGTGCCGAGATAGCGGCGCGTGCTGTCGCCGCTCTTGGTCCACACGCCATTGAGGCGAGCGATGGCGGTCGCGCGCGCGGTGGCTGATGTCCAGTTGACGACCTCGAGCGACACGACGCCGGCCGTCTGAGCGGCGAAGATGTCGAAAGGCAGGTCAGTCGTGCGGCCTGTCACGGCGTAGCTGACGCTCGAAACTTGGTAGAGCCGCCAGTTTGTGCCGTCATACAGCGCGATACGGTCGCTCTTGCTCGGCGCGAGATAGATCGTCGAGTACGTGCCATCGGCTGCGGGCGAGTCGTCAGCTGTCGGCGATAGGCGGCAGCCGTTGGCTGCCGGATCGGCGGCCGGCGCAGCGAAGGCGGCACCGGTCGCCGATGACGCAGTGAGTACGTCGCCGGCGGTAGGCGCCGGGGCACCGATGAGCACGTATGCGGTGGCCGACACTCCGAGGGCGTTAGCTGGCACCGCAGAGCCGGCGAGCGTTCGCCAGTAGGGCGAGTCTGGATTGTATGAGGTGTAACCTCGCCCGCACACCCATTGCACAGTCGCGCCGGGCGGGAGCGCGAACGTTGTCGATGTCGAGTTGAGGTTAGTGTCGTCGGGCCCGCTGATGTGTGATCCGCTGCCGACGGTTGGCGTGATAGTGACGCTCTTGCCAGCCGATAGCGAGTTGATGCCGAACCGCACACCGCGCAGCACTTGCTCGGAACCAGCCGGCGACACGAGGGTCAGAGTTGGGCTTGCGGCGAGTAGGTCGAGCTCGTAGAGCCATCCGGGATAGATAGTGGTCGGCGGCGTGACGTCGCGCGGCCACACTTGCAGCTCGCCCGGGATCTCAACAAACAAGCCGCTCGAGCCCGAGCCGGGCCGAAACTCACGATTGCAATAGGCGGTTCCCGCGTCGGTGGTGCGCACCACCATCAGCGAGCCGTTTGCGAGCCCGGTATAAGCGCCGGAATAGGCTAGGTCGAGCTGGTACGGAGCCCCGGCAGCGCCGGCAGCGATGACCTGATAGACGCCGCAGTTGGCCGCGGCCTCGAACAAAACTAGGACGAGGTCGCCAGCGACAACGGCGACGCCGTCGACGCTGAGAGCGCCGTTAGCTGTCGCTGTTAGGCGCGGCCTGTTAGTGCTGATCGTCGTCGCGGTATAGGCCGGCAGCGTGGTCGCGGTCGCGAGCCTTGCGTCGAAGTAGCTGCGTGTCTTGGCGCGCGAGGTGATGTCGCGGCCTGCGATGTTGAGTGAGCTGTCAGAGGATCGCAGCAGGCCATACAGCGGCGCGAGCGAGAGTGTTGCTGTGCCGGGCGTCCATGCCTGCGCGAGCTGGAACGTGACGCGGTCGCCGTCGGCCGCGTTCGCCGCGGTGTTGGCGATGTGGGTGGAGATGAACGTCCCCTCTGGGAACGTCATGGTTGTTGCGGCCTCGGGCGCGCGCGTCCATGCGCCGGACGCGATCACCCAGATACCATCGGTTGCCGGCGTCGAGTGGCCCCATATGAGCGCCCTGTCGCCAGCAACCGGCGTCTCCTGCCAGCCGACGGGGATGCCTGACATTGTGAGGCTGCCAGCTCCGGGCACATGCCACTTTGCCGTGATGACGTTTGCGCCGTCGACGCGAGCCTTGTCGGCGGCTGCCATGAAGCCGTCTGCGCTCGCCGTCGCCACGCCGGGCATCGCGTGCACATGGTCGGAGCGCGGCAGCGTGACGGCGGCGCCGGGCGAGCTCGCGGCACCGACGGTGAGCGCAGCGGGCGCGGCCGTCGCCGGCAAAGCGTGCACGTGGTCCGCTCGAGCTAGCGACGTCGACGAGCCGTCTGCAGTCGCCGCTGCCAGCGTGAGCGCGACAGGTGAGCCGGCGGTGACTTGATGCCGATGGTCGGACCGTGCGGCCGTGGTGGCGACGCCGATGGCCGCGGCGGTGACGTCTGCAGCGATCGGCGTGGTGCTGCCGACAGCTGCGGCGCTGGCCGCGACAGAATCGATCTTGGTTTTGTCGGCGCCCGTCAAGAATCCGGATGCGCCGCCCGCGATGGCCGCTGCGTGCGTGGTGCCGCCGGCTCGAAGACCGTGCTGCGCGTCGGTCGCGATAACGCCGAGCTGTATGCTGTCAGCAGCCACGACAATCGAGCCGTCGGCGTGCGCGACCACGTCGAGCGTGTTGCCCGTCTTAGTGAGGCCCGCTCCCGCTGTGATTTGCCCTGCGCCCGTCACCTGCGAGAAAGTGAGCGCCGTGGTACCGAGCACGATCGGGTCGGGCGTGATGAGCGCCCACCCGCTGTCAGCATTGGCCGTGCCCGCGACGATAAACGTGTACATGCCAGACGTGACGTCGGCCGATGTGTCAGCGTCTGCCGCGCGAGCCCAAGCGCCGCCCGCATTGGTCAGGTAGATTCCGTTGGCCGATGCGGTTGTCTGCGCAGTGAGCAGCACACGGTCAGCCGCTGTTGTCACCCCGTCGATCACGACGGCCCCGGTAAGCGCCGCCACGTTAGTCGTAGCGACAAGCCTGCACGACGCCTTGGTGTCTAGCCCCTGCGCGATGGCGTCTACGTAGGCTTTCGTCGCGACATGTTGCGCGGCGGTCGGGTCGAGCACGTTTGTAATCTGCTGCGAGTTGAGACTGACTGCCGAGGTCGCCGCGCCGAGCGCAGTTTGGACACGTGCAAACGAGGTGACCTGCGCGCCAGTTTCGACGCCGTCGAGCTTGAGCTTGTCGGCGGCCGACGCAAACCCATCTGCCGCGGTCGTGACTAGCCCCGGCATGGCGTGCGTGTGATCGCTGCGCGCGACCGTCGTCGCCGAGCCTTGCGCGTTCGCACCGCCGATGGTGAGCGCGACGGGCGTGCCGATGCTCACGGTGTGCTTATGGTCGTGTCGCGCAGCGGTCGTGCCGACGCCGACGGCAGCCGCCGCATTGTCGACGGCGACCGGCGCCGTCCCGGTGAGCGCCGCGGCGCCGGTTGCGATGCCGTCGAGCTTGAGCTTGTCGGCCGCCGATGCGAACCCATCTGCCGCGGTCGTGACGAGCCCCGGCATGGCGTGCGCATGGTCGCTGCGCGCGAGCGACGTCGCCGAGCCGGTGCTCTGCGCGCCGCCGACGGCAAGCGCGGACGGTGCGGCCGTCGACACACTGTGCACGTGGTCGCCCTTGGCCGCTGCCGTCTCGACGCCGACGGCGGCGGTCGTGACAGTGATTTGCGTCGGCGCGTTGGTGGTGAGTGCAGCGGCGCCCGATGCGATCGCGTCGAGCTTGGTTTTATCGAGTGCCGACTGGAATCCAGCAACGCTCGTTGTCGCAGCTGCGTGCAGCGTGCCGTCGGTCTGCGCGCCGTGCGCATGCACGTGGTCGCTTCGAGCGGCCGTCGTGCCGACGCCGACCGAGCCCGTAAACGCAACGGCTGCCGGCGTCGAGCTCGAGAGCGCCGCGGCGCCGCTGGCGATGCCGTCGAGCTTGGTTTTATCGAGTGCCGATTGGAATCCAGCAACGCTCGGCGTCGCAGCTGCGTGCAGCGTGCCGTCGGTCTGCGCGCCGTGCGCATGCACGTGGTCGCTTCGAGCGGCCGTCGTGCCGGCGCCGACAGCGGCTGTCGTGCCGACGTTCGCCGGCGCCGAGCTCGCGAGCGCAGCGGCGCCGCTCGCGATGCTGTCGAGCTTGGTTTTATCGAGTGCCGACTGGAATCCGGCAACGCTCGGCGTCGCAGCGGCGTGCTGCGGGCCGCCGCCACGCGTCCCGTGCTGCGCATCGGTCGCGAGCGTGCCGACCTGCACGGCGTCTGCAGACACGACTATCGAGCCGTCAGCGTGCGCGACTACGTCGATCGCGTTGCCGGTCTTCGTGAGCCCGGCTCCGGCGACTAGCTGCGCGGAGCCAGTAAACCGCGTGAACGTAAGCGCCGACGTGCCGAGCAAGATCGGCGCATCGGTCGAGAGTATCCACCCGCTGTCCGCGAAGGCGGTGCCGGCGGTGATGAATATCACCATGCCGGGCAGGAGCTCTTCGCTTGAGTCTGCGTCGGTGCTGCGCAGCCACGGGCCGGCGTCGTTGGCGATGTAGATACCGTTGTCGACTGGCGACGCTTGCGCCGTGAGCAGCACGCGGTCGCCGTTCACGGTGGCGACCGAGTCGATGACCTGCGTGTTGGACGCAGTGATCGGAATCGTTGCAACGATTCGACACGGCGTACGTGTGCCGGCGCGGTTGACGGCCGCGATGACGCTCGAGAGCGGCACGGCGTCGCCCGGTAGCAGTGGGACGCCGACGTTATGGATGATGTGCCCGGCGGCATTCTGGTCGCCGGTAAAGGCGATCGTCCCGTCGGCGCGCAGCAGGTTGTCGCTAAGCGCCGGCGCGAGCTTCTCTTCGGTGATGCTGCCGTCGGGTATTACGCCGCCGCCGCCGCCGACCCCACCTTCGATGGCTTCGACCATCTGTCGGTGAAAGTCGACGAGAGGGCGGTTGGTTGAGCCCTCATTCATCTCGGTCAACTCGACCGACGGCACGGTCGGCACGAGCGTCGCGTTCGGATCGTACCGCTCGGCGAGCCCCGGATAGTCGATGTGGTAGCCCGGCGAGCGAATCGAGATGCGCCGCGTGACAGATGACACGACCTGGCCGCTCGCGGTCGCGGTGACGCGCACGCGGAACGGACCCCAACACCCGATATCAAACTCGAGCGCCCACGTCTCCGGCGCGAGCTGGGTCAAAAGCGGGTTGCTGTTAGGCGGCTCGTCGAGCAGTACGACGTCGACGAGCGCACCGGTCGGGATGTTGCCGACGGTGATCGTCACGGTGTGCGCGCGCGTCGCGGCGACAGCTCCGGTGCTCTTGATGTCGGTGCGGCCGCGGTCGACGCTGCCGGCCGGGATGCCTGCGTCTACTTGGTCGAACGTGAGTGTGATTGCCATATCTACACCACCCCGACGAGCTGGCCGCCGGTCGTTTGCGCGATGTCCGCGAAGCCTTGCTGCACGTTGATATCCGGAGTGACAGCGGCGCCGCCGAGCGTGAACTGCTCGCCCAGGTCGGCCGCGGAGAAGATAACGTCGATGCGCACGCCCGCTGCTTTCGCCTCCTGAAATAGCTGGCGCAGCTGCACGCCCGTGGCTGCGAACGTGATGCCGAGCAGCTCGAGCTTGAACGCCCCGGGGAAGTATTCCTGGAGGAGGATAGTGCCGCCCGGCGGCATGATGGCGCGTGCGATTCCGAGGATGTCGGGCGGTCTGCCGCTCGACTTGTTGAGCATGATCCGCGCTTGTATCCAGAGCTTGTATGTAAAGTCGTCGCGGCCGGCGCGCGGCTGTCCGATGAGCTCGCCGAGCATGTCGAGTGCGTCGCCCTCAGCGCCCGGCAGCATCGTTCCGACGAAGACATCATAGATGGCGTCTTCGAGCTGCTGCACTTGCTCGAGGTAGGTGGCGAGCAGCGCGAGAAACTTCGGCGTGCGCAGGTCGTAGATAGGCAGCGCTTGGCCTTGGGTCACCACGTCCGGGTTGTGCGTGAGCGTCACGGTCCGACCCACGTCGCGCCGGCGAAGGTCGCGACCTCGCGCGTGCCGACGAGCAAGACGTTATCGGGCGAGGTCGGGATCGCATCGGGCGGCAGCGCCGGCGCGAGCGCGATGTCGAGCGTGACGTTGACGACGCCCAGCACTTCGGATGCGATGGCGAGCAGCCGCACGAGATACACCGGCTCGCCGATGCCGAAGTGCGCCGGGCTCGTCGGGTCGACGCTCGCTTGCTCGAGCGCCGCACGGATGCTGGCGGCGACGTAGCTCGCATCTGTGGTCGCGGAATAGGTGACGTTGACGATCTTCTCAGTGGGGCGTGAGAAGCGCACCGTGTGCGTCACGCCCTCGCTGTCGAGTATCGACACGCTCGTCGTGCCGTAGGTTTCGATGCCCGCCGGCTTGTTGCGCCAGATGGATTGCGCGATCACTTGGTCGTTGCCGCCGGAGACGACGATTTCGAATGAGTGCGGCGGCAGCGAGTTGACGACGACGTCTAAGACGTTTTCGTAACCCTTCGCGGTGAGCACGTTAGGCAGCAAGGCGACGTCGGCGACGATGCCGTCGAGCGTCGAGCCCTCACTGGTCGCGCGGAGCTCGGCTTGGCGGATGCGGTACTCTTCGTCGGTTTCGACGTCGCGCCCCGGGATCGCCGGTAGTGGGTTGGTGACCGCTGTCCAACCGGACGCCGGGCTTTCGATCTTGGTGAGTGTGTTGGCACCGGCCGTGAGCTCGCCGGCCGTCTCGGCGGCGGCAGCGACGTCGACGCTGGTCGACGTGGTCGAGGTGAGTGCGTCTTCGAGCGTGACGAAGCGCACGCTAGGCCGCGTGGGGTCCGACACGACGCTGCCGCTCGGCACGAGCGTCGACGGCGCCATCGTGAGCTGCAGCGTGGCGAGCGCTTGGGTCGCCGGTAGACGCGGGACGCCGACAAGCGAGCCGTTGGCGTCGGCCGCGATGCCTTCGGCGCTGACAGGGTCGTGTGCGTCGTAGACCTCGGCGATGGCTTCCCAGCACGCGGCGAGCTCGAGCGCGAAGCTCATGTTGAGATTGGCGATGACGCCGGTCGCGCTGGTGTTGAGCGAGCCGTCGACGGTCGAGCGCTGGGCGGCTTGCAGCTCGGCGATGATTTCCGAGACTGTCTTGGCGACGAAGCCTTCGGGGGTGAGTCCGCTCACGGTGAACCCCCGTTGAAGCGCGCGGGCGCCACGGTGCCGGCGGGTGTGGCGATGTCTTGGGGCTCGGTCGATGCGTCGAGTGTCACGAGCACGTCGCGGTAGACCGGCACGACCTCGCCGGCGGTCGTCGTGACGGTCGCCGAGATGTTGAGCGAGCGCTCCGCGCGCGCGAAGCCAATCTGCAGCCGGTCGACGCTGGCGACGCCGCCCGTCTCGCGCAGCACTTGGGTGAACACCGCGCGCACGACTTGGTCGGGCGGCCGGCGCTCAAAGAAGAGCGTGCGGTAGTCGATGCCGACCCGGGTGTCTAACGGCCACTCGCCCTTGAACAAGGCGACGCGCAGCTTGATGTCTTGGGCGACGGCGTCGGCCCCATGGACGAGCGCAAGGTCGCCGCCAGCGATCACGATGTCCCCGTCGAGCGGGTCGAGCGCAAGGTCGGTCACGCCGGGCTGTACAGGCAGAGTCGACCGAAGCGCAAGAGCACCGGCGAATCGGTGCACCGGTGCACTGGTCGCTCGAGCAACTAGTCGCTGGCGACGACGGTTGAGCCTACGTCGCCCGGGTCCGATGGCACCTTGGTCGCAGGCAGCGCGGTCGAGCCGACGGCAGCGGCGAAAGCGGTCTTGGCTGCGGCTCCGCCCGGCACAGCGCCGATCGCCGTTTCGGTGGCGATGGTGAGCCGCGAGAGGTCGGCTGAGATGCGGGCGAGCTCGTCTTCGACCTTGCTGGCGAGCGCGACCGAGTCGGTCGGCGCCGAGCTGCCGAGATTGACCTTGCTCGCCGTGACGTAGATCGACTTACCGGTATCAGACCCGAGCCGCATGGCGGTCGACGACACCGGGCTTAGGAGGTGCCCCAAGGGCGCCGGGCCGAGCGGTAGGGCGACGGCGCCGTCGAGCGTGTGTGTCCCCAGGTCGCCCGTCGAGATGGCCACCTGGCGGCTCTTGGACGCAGTAGCGAGCCATTGGTCGATAGAGCGCTCGGCGAACACGAGCAGCACGAAGTCGCCGGCGGCGAGCGGCCATGTGATGGCGAAGCCGCCGCCCTGCGGGAACGCGATCGGCACGCGCGGGATGATTGGCAGGTCTTCTTCGACGAAGGGCGCAAACCCCTCTGCGTCGTCGGCCATCGCCAGCGCGTTGCGCAGACAAGGGCGCACGTCGGCGAGCTGGCCGCGGCCGCTCGCGTCGGTGTGCACTGCCACGATTTGCCCCGGCATCGCCGTGTGGGTGTCGAAGAGCGCCGACGCGATGGCCGCCTGCACTATCTCCGCCCAGTCGGGCGTTGCGAGCGTCACGCGTCGGGCGCGACTAAGGCGCTCGCGAGGTCGTCTGCCTCCAGGTCGGCTTCGGCGCTCGCCGGCTCCGGCACGGGCTGCAGGTCGCCAGTCGGGATGGCCGGCTCTGGAAGCTCGAGCGTCTCGGTGATCTCTTCGGTGGGCGTTGGGTCGGTGCTCTGCATGTCAGCGCGTACCGGCAGAGTCGCGCCGAGCGCAAGGGGCTAGCGCTGCAGAGCGCTTAGCTCGAGCTCAGTGCCCCAATCGCTGCCGAGCCACTCGCCCTTGTACGTTACAGAGTCGATGCGATAGACGCCGTCGACATAGCGCGTGTCGAGCTCGACCTGGCGACCGGGATACAAGCCCGGCAGCATGAGCGTGCGAGCTTTCACTATCTGGTCCTTGCCTAGCTCCGGCGACTCAATCAAGCCGCTCTGCGGCGACAGCAAAATCGGCGGGTCCGGTAACGCTGCCGCGCGCGTTGGCAGAAACTGCAGCTGGCCGTCTTGAATCGACCACGACAGCCCGCACGACCGCGTGATGCGGTCGAGCTGCTGGGCGGCGTCGCCGCTCGTCGTGATGCCTTTACCGACGGCGGCTTGCCCCGTTTGCCAGTAGCGGGCGTCGGCCGCGATGGTCGCTGCGTTGCCGGCGCCGACCTGCATAGCGGCGGCGATGTCGGTGATGATTTTGGCAAGGGGTGTGCCCTGTACGTAGTTGCGTTGAACGCGCGCGCTTTTCTTCTTTTTGCCGCCGTCGTCGCTCGTGATGGTCGTGGTCCACTGCGTGCCGTCGCGCGAGCTCCAGGCTTCCGAGAGGTCGCCGCGAAAGATGAGACTTAGGCCCGTGGGTGCATAGCCCGCTTCGAGCGAGACGTAGACCTGGCGCATCGCATGCAGCCGCTTGCGGGTGTCTTCGGAGAGGTTGTTGATGACGACGTCGCAGCGACCGGACACCTTCGCGGAGAGCGAGCGCTTGACGTGAAAGCTCACGTTGAGCTCGGTGATGGTCATGTCTTCGACCTGGAGCGAATAGACGCGGTCGAAGAGTGCGTCGGCCGGCATGATGCTCTGGTCGGCCATGCGTCACCACGTGTCGTCTGTGACGTAATATAGGCGATAGCGGTCGCCCATCTCGGCGAGCGTCGGCTTGCCGCTCTCGTCGCGCAAGTCGAGAAACCAGAGGTCGCCCGGAGGGAGCTTGGTGTTGTAGTGGTAGCGCTCGAGCAGAGGATAGAGGGTGATCATGCGCACGCCGACAATCAGCGGCACGCCGGCGGTATCCGACACGCTCATGCGAAAGCACGCGCCGCGCTGACTCCAAACGATGCGCAGCGAGTAGCTCGAGCCGCTCAGCTGCACGCGTTGGGTCGTGTCGACGTCTGGCGTCGTCGTGATGCGGATGCTTGCCATGCGTTAGGGAGCGGGCGCGACGCCCGTGAGTCTGTCTCGTAATGCGGTAAAACCTTGTTTGATAAAACCCACCTTACGCTTGAGGTCGGGCGAGACCTCGCCGGGCTTGGTCGGTTGGGTGTTCTGTGTACCCTTGGCTTTCGCCGGCGTGGCGCGGACCTGCGTGGGTACCGGCGAGCCGTACGTGACGCCGACGATATTGACCATCTGGCATTGCGCCGTGAACATGAGCGCGTTCGCCGAGCTCGACGCGTCGCGCGTCACGGTGAGCTCAACCAAGACGGCGTTGTTGTAGACGCGGTAGGCGGTGACGACCTGGACTGCCTTGCGCCGCGCGTAGGTGTCACGCAGCGCGGCCGCGACGGCGGCGACGCGGTCGAAGGAGCTGCCGACCGCGCTCGCGTCGCTCGGCCCCAGCGGCGTGCTTGTGATGGTCGGCGCGACTACCATCTGCAGCGCTTGCATCGACATGTTGTTACGGATGCCTTGGGGCTCCGTGACCGCCATCTGCAGCTTCTTTTTGGGCGTGCGTGGGTCGCTCGCGGCACGCGAGAGGTCGTAGACCTGGCCGACGAATGGCAGCACGCTCAGCCAGCCAGCGACCGGCTCGCCTTCGATGGGGTACGTCTTGAACGTGTCACTCGTCGTGAGAATGGCGCGGCCGTCTCGGTCGAGCAGCGGGTAGCTCGTGCTCATGAGCACGTCAGAGCCCGCGTGTGACTTCGGCGCTTCGATGGGCGTGTTGGTCACGATGCCCTCGATGTGCAGCGTCTCCGGCTGCGTGCGCACGTGGTCGCTGATGTTGGGCCCGTCTTCGACCGGAAACTGCGTGCACTGCGCCGTCATGCCGTGACTTTCGCGCACGCTGCAGTCGATCCAGATGCCATCGATTTGCATGTGCGTAACTTCGCGCGTGTTGTTGAACGGCATCGGGCTCGGCTCCTACGGCGCGGTGCGCTCGAGCGCTTCTTTGGTGCGCCGCATTTGGATGTCATTCGCGCGTTGCTGCGCGCGCGTGTAGTCGGAGACGTTGGCGTTCTGCGGCAGGAAGTTATTGATGATGACCGAGCCCGGCGTGATGCTGTTGATCGTCGACGCCGGCGGCGGCAGCGGTGCCGTGACGGCGCCGCCGGAATAGGATGCGTAGGGGCTGGCGTACGCAAAGCCCGGCGTGCCGCGGTTGGCTTCCGTGTCGGCCGCGAGCCGCCGCTGCTCTTCGGCTTGCGCTGCAGCTCTCTCGGCGAGCACCTTGGCGTGCAGCTCGTCGGCGCGCTTCTTTCGCCCTTGCGTTGCGAGGTTGTCCGCGGCTTCGGCGAGCACGCGCGCGTTGTGCCGCTCGGCGAGCGGGCCGCTCGTTGGCGAGCCCGCCTCTTCGTAGAGAACCTCGTCCCATTTGTTCTTAAACTCTCGGAGCGTGCCGCCAAACTCCCGGATGCGGCGACCCCATCGGTCAAAGAAACCCTCCCAGTCGAAGCTCTTGAGAGTCTCGATAAACCGGTCGTAGACCTCGCGCGCGGCTTCGATGGCCCCCTTGAATCCGGCGAGCGCTTTCTCCGATGCGCCCTCGCCGAACATCTGATTGAGTAGGTCGCCGAAGAGTGAGTCGCCGCCCTCAAACCACGTGATCAAGTCGTCGAGCACACCGATGACGACGGCCAGACCCGCCGCCACGGCGGCAATCGTGAGCGCCGCCGGACCGAACGCGTAGAGCATGGCGACGCCGAGCACGACGAACGCCGCCTTTAGGATGTTGCTCGTCTGCGTGAGCTTGCCGAACTGCTTGATGGAGCTGAGCACCCATCCAAGCATCTTGTTGGCGACGGGCAAGAGCTTCTTTCCGATGTCGGTCGCGAGGTCGCGAATCGAGTCGCCGAGCGCTTTCTGCCGGTTGGCAAAGCCTTCGGAGGTGCGGATCGCATCGCCGGTCGCTTTGGTCGTCTTGCTCAGAATGAAGCCGTAGCGAAGCTCTGTCTTTTCCGCGTTGCTCATCGCGGTGAGCTTCTTGCCGATGCCCTGCGTGTGCGCGTACTCAGCGAGCGTCGCATCGTTCATGACGATGCCGAATTTCTTGAGCGGCTCGGCTTCGCCAGTGATGCCGCTCTTCAATGCGGCGAGTGCGTCTTCGTCGCTGGCGTTGAAAAAGGAGCCCAAGTCTACGGCGAGCTCGGCGAACTTCTGCGACATCTCCTGCGCTTCGGCGGCGTTGCCCGTCATGGGCTCGAGCATTGCGCCGAGCGCCGCGGCGTTGGCCTCCATGGCGTATTTTGAACGCCCCATGGATGCGCCGACGGATGCCGCCCACTCATGCACTTGGGCCTCGCCGGCAGCGCCAAATACCTCACGCAGCACGTTGTCAGTTTCATTGGCCGAGCTGGCGAGCTCGGTCATGTGCGCGATCGCGGCGACTACGGCGGCGCCGCCGATGAACCTGCCTAGCGTGGCGCCGATCGCGTCGCCGATGCCGCCGCCGTCTGCGACTTTCTTGGCGATCGACTTGGCGTTCGCGCGCGCACCATCCGCCGCGCCGTCGCCCATGGCTTGGCCGGTCTTGAGGAATCGGCCCTTGGCGTCGCGCATCTTGCCGTCGACGCCCTCGAGCCCTTTCTTGACCTTGTTGAGCCCTTCGTCTGCTTTCTTGAAAGCCTTCTCATCGACCTGGAGGCCGAGCATTGCGACGAGCTCGCGTAAGACGACCGCGCTCACTGGCGATCCTTTATGGCGGCTGCTTGTCGGCGCTCTAGCTCGTCGTACATGTCTAACACCGCGTGTGCGTCGTAGAGGTCGTCAAGAGTCCAGTCGTGAAATATCTCCGTTAGGCTTGCCCGGTAGTGGGTGCTGGTTGCGATGCGGTGGATGTCCCAGTCGATGCCGGGGGGGATTGCGGCAGTAACGACATCAAGCTCTTGAGTCGCTCCGCGAGCGTGCTCTTGTCGCTCGCGGTACCTGCGAAAAAACTCGAGAAGTTTGCCTCGAGCCCGAAAGCAAACCACTGCAGCATGACGTCGTATCGACCGACGAAGTGCTCTTCGAAGATGGCGTCGAGCTTAGGCGCGTGCTCCGCGTCGAGGTGCACGACGGTGAACCGCGCGAGCTCGTCGCTGATGGCCGCGAAGTCGGCTTCGGTGACGCGCTGCGACAGCTCGCGAATCGCATCGGAAGCGCCAGACGCGAGCGACACAGTGATGTCGCCCTTCGCATGCAGCGTGCCTTCGATGAAGCCGGCCGTGGCCGGGCCGAGCGAGCGCATGAGCCGCACGAGCATCGCACGGCCCTGCTTAGCGCCGAGCAGCGTCACCTCGTAGCGATGGCCTCCAATGACCTTCTCTTTGACCGCGCGTGTTGGCATGCGTGTTTAGCGACCCCCAAAGAACGACGTGCGGGCGTCCGCTAAATCGATTTTCCATTCGAAAACTTGCACAGTTTTACCGAGCTTGATGGCCGGCGGCGCGACGATCCAAGCGCGAGCACTGGTCACGAGCAGTCTGCCGGCGAGGTCGCGCGCCATGAACACGCCGCACGCTGCGCCGTTGAGCACCGCGATGTCGGCCGAGAGCATGGCGCTGAGACGGTCGTTGGCATCGGCCGTCTGCGCGTACTTGAGCGTCGCCGTCGCGGAGAAGTTGTTGGTGCGCGTGCGGGTGACCTCACCGTCGGCGCCGACGTACTTCGCGTACCAATCCTCCGTCCAGTCGATAGTCAGTACTTCGTCTTCGGCATAACCGCCGCCGTCGAGCGGCACCGCGTTAAGCGAGAGGTTGAGCTCTTTGATGTTCCAAGCCTTAAATCCCATGATGGCGCGCTCCTATGGCTCTTGATGGTGTGGGTCAGACCTGCACGAGCCCGACAACGCGGAC